AAAACCCACGCACCTTCAAATAATCCTACTGGTGCAGCTTGAGGAGATGCGGCCATAGTAACAGGTTGTACTACTTCTGCCCAAGGTAAATTTTCTGTTGGTATATCTTTTTGAAAAGGACTATGATAACCATGAATTCTAACACGAACTCTACCTTTTTGCAAAGGATCTAATCTATCTTCCACACAACCCCACCACCACCTAAATGTAGGATCACCTAAATGAGTATTAGGCATATTCATCTCCTTTAGAATCTTTTATAGCGCGAACTCTAATGGTGTAAGATGCGGTAGCAGAATCTTTAGTAACACCATCTTTAAAAACTAAATCATGTGTAATATCTGTTATCATATATTTTCCACTATAAAACACATCTTTTTCTTTAAAATTGCTGCCTTCTGTTTGTGAAATAATTTCATTATTTGGTCTTCGGAAAATAATGATATCTCCTACTTTCATATTACTATTGCCGGGTGCAACAAAATTTAAAACAACTTGATTTACGGTTTGCATTACTGCCATTCTATCACCGACCCAATCATCTTGGTGTCCAACTTCATCATAACCAGCAGGTTCTTCTGAACAATCAAACAAAAATCTTTGTTTGTTAAACCTTCTAACAGCAACTCCACTTTGTGCAATTTGTTGAAATGTTCCTTCTGAGTTTACTATTTTTTTATTAGATATTTTTGTATATTTTTTATCAGAATATACATGTGTTTTTGACAAATAATCACCAGTTGTAGTATCGAAGGAAATAATTTCAGAAGAATACATTCCATTTAATGCATTTTCTATTGGACTAAAATGATCCGCAGAATGTTTTAAAACAGAATATTTTGCATCATTTACACTCAACAAAGGAGAAGGTTGCACTACCTTATATTCCCATTTTTTCCCTTTATTTTTAAAATCAGATATAGGTTTAAAATGAAACTTATTATCTATTGATTGATAAAATACAAAATCAACATTTTTGGGATTATTGGCGGATCTTGCTTGTTTTGAAAGAGTTATAATGTGTCCAAAGACAGAATCATAAGGTAGCACTTTTTTAATTTGACCTTTAGTTGAACTGGTTTCACACTTGATGCTTATTTCTTTGCACAACTTTTGAACTATATCAGAAATTGTTCCTTTATAATATTTTGATATCATTCTCGATTGATTTACAAACAACTCTTTAGAAGCAAAATATCCAGTATTATATGAATTTGATATACCCTCCGTATAACCCGGTTCTATTTTGTACACCAATAAGTTTTGAGGTTTTATGGTTTGTTCTGGAGAATCATTAAACATACTATAAAAGGAAAATTCTATAGGATTTAATTCACCTAAAGCACCCGTTGCTTGATAAATTCTAGAATCCGCCGTATCATAAGAAGTAAACGATCCTTTCAAAACGGGTTCAAATAAACTTTCAGTTAATGAAATAGATCTTATTAAAGGAGTAACATCTACTCCTTTAATTCTTATCGTTGGTCTATTTGTTTGAATTACTGTTGGTATCATATTATTCGTTTGCTATTTTTGTAAATTCATTAACAAACAAGGAAATATAATCTGGTTTTATCAGCACTATTTGACGTTTATTTTCGTTTAATTGAACTTCATAATCATAATTTAAAATAGCATTTGTTTTTATATTTCCTGTTATGTATTCTTGTATAAATTGTCTTGGAGAACTTTCATTTCCTTCAAAATGATGCACTGCTAATTCATTTTCATAATCTATTTTTTGAGTATTCATAGAAACCCCATTAGTTTCATCATCAACAATCAATGAAACCGTAATAGGATAATTTGCATTTATATCTGCTGCATTTATTTTATCAACAACAATTTTATTAAGATTTCTATCACATTCATGCACGTTGTATTTTTTTTGTTCTATTATGATATATTTTGATTTGCACATTGGTTGTTTAGATTGAAATTGATCTTCTGTAAAATAAATAGCAGTTTTATTGCCATATTTTACAGTAATATGTTTTCCCAAATCCAAAGAATTTAATGGCCAATCAAAAAATCTACTTTTGATATTATTAATTAGCATTATAGTCCAGTAATAATCTACTTTTCCGTAATAGTTAAACGAAACACTTTCCGGTGTTTCATTTTCTACTATGGTGTATTGATTCACCAATTCACTTGCAGACAAATCTTCATGTACAACTATTCTTTTTAAAATATCTGGTATAGTAATATTATTGTAAATAGTTGTTCCTAATTTATTAAAGTACATTACATTTACTCCAATTATCTGTATAGTGCATCTATTGATTGCTTTACATTTGGTGAGAGTTCTTGCAACTCTATTGTTAAAACAGTATGAACGGGCACACCATCTTTATGAAATGCAGGGATGTTTGAACCCAAATAATTAACAGTTAAATTAGTCATAGCACATGGTGCAGTTTTTATTAAAGTTTTTCCGGCAGCAATTATTGTTAATGCAAATAAATTAGGATTAACAAATGCAATATTAGATTTTAATTCCGGATGCATTGCTTTTCTTAAATCTTTAATCATATTTTGTTGTGCTCCACCATCTCCTGCATTTGTTGGTATTAAATCCCAACTAAATTGAAATGTTCTTAAACCAGGAGATTGAAACATCAAAGTATTGATTTTGTTTTGTGTTAGTCCCTGAGATCTTTGAAATTGTGCAATTGCTCCGCCCAAAACACCTACTTGCTCTAAACTACTAGCACCAGCAACAACAGCACTGCTTGCAAGACTTCCGGTTGAACCAACTCCAGAACCCGTTGAACCGCCCCCAATTAATCCGGATATAAAATCTGCACCAAGTTCTTTTTGTTGCCATTCTTGTGGAAAAGTATCGTTCAGTTCTTTTGGTAATGGTAAAATATAACCACCTTGCCCTATGGCGCTTTGTAATTGATAGTCTGTCGGACCTAATACTTTGAGGTAAGAATATAAAATAACTTCAGAAGCATTAGGTCTGGGTGGTAATAAGTTTACTATTTTTCCCATATAATTATCCTTTTCTACATACTATGTATGTCATATAAAGGTAAATATAGGCCAAAGAATCCGTCAAAGTATAACGGAGATTCTACTAATATAGTATATCGTTCTCTCTGGGAACGAAAGTTTATGGTTTTTTGTGATAATACGGATAACATCATAAGATGGTCATCCGAAGAACTATCAATTCCTTATATTTCTCCCGTTGATAAAAAATATCATCGATATTTTGTAGATTTTATAATAGAAGTTAAAGAAAAAAACGGTTCTGTACAAACATACATGGTTGAGATAAAACCACACAGGAAGTGCAAAGAACCAATTAAAAAGAAAAAAATAACAAAAGGTTATTTACAAGAAATAGTAGAATGGGAAATAAATAAATCAAAATGGGCATTTGCCGAACAATATGCATCTAAAAGAAACTGGAAATTTAAAATAATAACAGAAAAAGAGTTATTTGGTGGAAAAGAACCAGACGAATCAGAAATTAACGAATAATGAGTTAACTGCTGTACAGTGGTTTAGAAAGTCTATGAGAGACATAACTAAATCAAAATCAGCAAATCCAACAAATTACGAACCTCTTCTTAAAGAAAAACACAGAAATCTTATTAAGAGATTAAGGGGTCAAGTACTTGTTTTTAAATACAAACCATCAAGTAAGACTAAGTTTTATGACAGATATCCTTTGGTTATAGTTTTAGAAATAACAGGATCACACATCATTGGATTAAACTTACATTATGTTCCACCCAATGATCGTATTAAATTAGTATTATTAATGAATTCTTTGCTTTTTAATCAAAAAGAAACCAATCTACAAAAAACTAGAGTAAAAATATTCTCTTTATTAAATAAAAAAATCTTTGCTAAATATACTGGAACTGCTATTAATCGTTACAATATTAAAAACATTGTTGGTAAACCAAAACTAACAACGCCCGAAGAATGGTCCTATTTAGCATTTTTACCAGTATTTAAAGGAATATCTCCAGCAAAGTTATATACAGAAATCAGAACAGAAGTAAATAAAAATGCCCGCTAAAGTAAACCCACAAGAAGCACTAGAATTATTAACAAATCCATCTTATGGTGGCGGTGTCAGAGCAAATAGATTTGCAATTGAACTAAGTAATTTTAGAAATATTGATCAAAATAGACAATTTCAAGTTGTTAGCGTGGACGTTCCTTCTTTAACTGTAGGAACTGTAGATTACCAATACAATACTTTTCCAATAATTAAAGTTCCATATGCAAGATTACCGGCACAAACAATTACTGTTAATTTTAGAGTAGATAGAACAGGAACTTTATTAAGACAACTTAATTTATACATGGAAGAATTAGTAAAACCTTCTTTGGGTTATACGTCTGTCTATTTGGATGAAATGCTAGGACAATTCAATTTTATTTCATATTCTATTGCAAACAATTTAGAACAATTTAGATTTGAATTTTATAGAGCACTTATAACTGAAATTGGAACAGTAAACTACGCTCATGAAGATCGGGACAGTTACGTTACACAATCATTAACTTTTACATATCAAGACTTTGAATACAAACAAGGAAAACAAAGTCCGTGAATATTCATAATGGAGATTAATTATGCCACTACCAAAGATTGACACACCAATATACGAAACTACATTACCATCTAATGGTAAAAAAATCAAATATAGACCTTTTTTAGTAAAAGAAGAAAAAATCTTATTAATGGCAGCAGAATCTGCCGATAACAAAGTTATTTTAAATTCTTTGGAGCAAGTAATTTCAAATTGTGTTCTTGAGGAACTTGAAATACGAAAAATGCCATCATTTGATGTTGAATATTTGTTTCTAAAATTAAGAGAAAAATCAATAGGTGAAGTTATAAAAGTTAATGTAACCGATCCTGAAGTAAAGAAAAAATTTGAAGTTGATATAAATCTATCAAAAGTTACAATTAAGAAAAATCAAAAACACGAAAGTCTTATAAAGTTTGGTAGCGATTTGGCAATACAAATGAAATATCCAAACGTAGAAACTATTTTATTGATGGATCAAAGTAAAACATTAATGGAAAACGGATTTAGTGTTTTGGCAAGTTGCATAGAAAAAATTTACGATAAAGAAACAGTGTATGACGCTAAAGATTACACTCAAGCTGAAATGCAAGAATTCTTGGATCAATTTACACAAGAAATGTATGAAAAACTAGGCAAGTTTTTTGAGAGTATGCCAAGCATTTATTATGAAGCAGAAGAATTATCACCCTATACAAATAAGAAAGTAAAGGTAGTAATTGACAAATTCATGGATTTTTTTTGATAGGGCTGTCCGGTGAAGATCTTGCTAATTTTTATAAAGTAAACTTTATAATGATACAAGAACACAAATACAGCCTTACAGAATTGGAAAACATGATGCCGTGGGAAAGAACAATTTACATCAATATGTTAATTAAACACATGGAAGAACTAAATAAAAAAAGAGAAGAAGCAGCACGAAAGCGTAAAAAATAATGTCAACTTTAGGAACATTAGCAGCAAAATATATGGAAGAAAGCGCACCCAGTCAAACAAAGGCTGGGGTGTTTAATAAAGTTGCTACCGCTGGTATGAATTTAACCGGAGGGTTATCTTCTGCTTTTAAAAAAATAAGTTCAAGAAATAACCCAACATCCCAAAGAAGAAAAAGAATTGCAAAAAGAGAAAGAGACAGTTTTGACGATCCATTTGCTAATGTTGTAAATAAATCAACAATAACAAATAATACATTTAGTTCATTTGATAAAATGGGATTTGGTTTATTTAAAAGTTTTATAGATTTTTCAAAAAGAATAATAAAATCTATTCAACAAGCCGCAATAAATGCATTCAAAAAAGTAGAACAATTAACTACATTTACTTCTCCTAAACAACAAAAAATTACAGCAGAAAAAATACAAGGCATACCTCAGTTTGGAGAAACTGCCGAAGCAAGACGAGAAAAAAGTTTAGCAGATGAAGATTTTAAATATGCATTAATTGAAAAATTAGATGAAATTACAGATTTACTTAAAAAATTAACAGGTAAATCTAATGATGCTGGTGGTTTTGGAGATATGCTCAAAGGAGCAATTAGTGGATTATTGCTGGCAAAATTTGGAAAATTATTAAAACCAATATATGCAATATTAAATAAAATACCAGTATTAAATAAATTAGTGCCCGCTTCAGTTAAGGCGGAAATTGCAGCAGCAAAGACTGCAAAAGCAGCCGGTGCATCGGCAAAAACTGGCGGTGTTGCAGTAACTGCTGCATCAAAAGTAAAAGACATGTTAAATATTGGCAAAGATTTGCGTTATACTGGTACGGGAATCGCAGCAGAAATGGGCACAGATGCTGCAAAAGTTGCCACAGAAGGGGCTGAGGTAGCAGCAAAAGGAGGCGCAAGTGCTGCAAAAGTTGCCACAGAAGGGGCTGAGGTAGCAGCAAAAGGAGGCGCAAGTGCTGCAAAAGTTGCCACAGAAGGGGCTGAGGTAGCAGCAAAAGCGGGTTCAAGAGGACTTTCTAGATTTTTAGGACCAATATCTTTATTAATAGATGCTGGTATTGGTGCATATTCTATTAATGAATTTGTAAACCTACTAAATCAACGTGAAACAAAACAAATATCCGATGAGGAATTTGAACAACAAGGAAAAGAACACTGGGTAGAAATTGTAAGAAGTTTGGGCTATCCAACAATAGGCGCAATTTTAGGTTCAGTTTTTCCGGGTGTTGGAACATTGGCTGGAGGAGTTGTTGGTTCTACTATCGGAGCATTAGATTGGGGTACAGAATGGTTAACTGGATGGTCGCCTGCTAAGGGTTTGGGCGAATACATTTTTGAATCGTTTTATATGGGAGACAATTCTAAAGCCAAAGAAATTGAAAGTGAAATACAAAAAAATAATGAAGCAATTAGTAAAAAAGAACAACAAGCATCCGGTATTGCATCGACAGCGGCAACTTCACCCGCAGCATCAATGATGAGTTCTGCTACAGTTGGAGCTCCAACAAACATACCAACACCTGAAGGATTTGCTTCTTCTGTTGCTTCTATTCCGGAACCAATTACTTCACCAATTTCGTCTAGTTCTATGACATCTGATGCTGCACAATTGCAATCATCTAATCAACCATCGGATGAACAAATTAAAATGTATACTATGACAAGAGATGCTGGTTTTGATTGGATTTATGATAAAGAAGATGCAGATATATTGGCTCAATATTCACCCCAACAACAATTACCACAACAAAAAACAACACAACCAACTATAGTAAACAATTATTACTATAATACTGTTGCCGGCGGTGGTTCTGGTAGTGTAGAAACCAGTATGCCATTTAGTCAACCTTCTGAAAGTGTTCTGAATGCTATGTTATCTGCTGATGCACATGGTGCCAGAATGGGTATTAATAGTTAAAAAGAAAAGACGGTTGTTACACCGTCTTCTCCAAATCACACCCTAATTATAAAGTTTTTAGTCTTCCTTGGCCAACTTCTCAAAGTAGGAAAGAGCATCCTCTTCCTCTCCGTCGTCTTCCATCTTAGACTTCTTTTCTGGCATCTTTGGGGCGGGTTTTGACTTAGGACCAGAACCAAAACGTTGTTCTGCATCCTCAATCTCTTCCATTTCCTCAGCAGTCTTTGCCTTACCTTCAGTGCCACCCTTTAGAACTGATTCCATCTTTGACTTTAGTTCGTCATAAGACTTGAAGTTCTCAGGATTCGTGAACTCCTTAAGAGCATACTGCTTCTTCCAAAGTGCTTCCAACTTTGCATCATCACCACCAAGAAGCGGAGTTGGCTCTTCAAATTCACTCTTGTCGTAGTTGATATAACCCGCAACCTTGCGAATCTTCAACTTAAAGTTTGCACCTTGCCAAAAATCAAATACATTGACAGGAGAATCATCTGGGAATTCGGGTTGAATCTTCTCCATGATCTTATCAAAGATCTTCTTACCGAACTTGAAAAGAAACACCTTACCCTCATTCTCGGGATGCTTTGGATCTGAAACAACATACACATTAGCAACATAACTCAACTTGCGCTTACGATCACGCGCAACAGTCTTGTCGTCCTCAATACCGCTGTTCCAAAGTTCATTGTTTGCTTCACACACTGGGCACTTCTTACCCAGAGTCGTTGGGCAGTTCTCAATGAACCATCCACCCTTGCCTTGGAACCCGTGACTAAACACGCGCGCCCAAGGAACATCCTCGCCGTCAACGACCGGCAGGAATCGAATTACTGCAAAACCATTTGATGCTTGATCCAGTTCAGGCTTCCAGAACCGGTCGTCCTTATACGACTCTGCTCCACCCTTGTTCAACTTATCCAACTCTTGGGTGATCTTTGACAGATCGGTGGACTTCTTCTTTAAATCTTTAAATGACATTTGTATCCTTTCGTGTACGAAGTATTAAAGTGTGACAGATATACGAAGTATTATAACCGTAGTATGTAGCAAAGTCAAATAGGAAGTCGAGAAGATTTGGGCAGGAAGTTTAATGACTGTGCTTCGGCTTTAATCTTTTCAACAATTGGTTTTGACAAATGCTTGGCAATATAAGAAGGATCTATATTGTGCAATTCACAAATTTGTAAAACTGCATCCATATAAGAACAATTCTTCTTTTTAATTATCTTTTCAATTTCATTTTGAATATTTAATTCACCAGATTCAAGTATCATATTCTCTGTTCTCCATATAGTTCTTAAGAGATTTGGTTGGTTGCCAATTTAAAGTCTCTTTGATTGTTTGAATGTTTGCACAAGTATGTCGCGCTTCACCAGAACGCGGTGCGATGTAAGTATACTCGCCACCTATCATTTTTGCAAGTTCTAATACAGAATAATATGTACCAGTACCAACATTCATCACTTTAGCATTCAATTTATCTAAGTGATTCATAGCAGCAATATTTGCAGCAACCACATCAGATACATGAATATAATCTCTGGTTTGTAAACCATCTCCTACAATTGTCATTAGTTGATTTGCTTTTTTTTGTCTGGAGAATACTCCAATTACTGGAGCATACGAACCTCTTTTTGGTTGTCTTGGACCATACACATTAAAGTATCTAAAACAAACGGTATCTAAATCATATAAATTAGAATACATTTTGCACAATCCTTCAGAAAACCATTTAGAATATGAATAAGCATTTAAACAATCAGGTTGATCTGTTTCTTTTTGTGTTGCTAAAGAAGATAAACCATATATTGCAGATGTGCTAGAAAAAATCACTCTCTTGGTGTTTACTTTTTTTGCTGCACTTAATATGTTTTGAGTACCAAGTGTGTTAATATCCAACGCTCTACTTGGATCTAATATACAATTTTGTATACGTGCTTCGGCTGCTAAATGAAACGCATAATCCGGTTCATGTCGTTCAAATACACCATTTACAAGATTATCATTTACAACATTGTAATGATAATAACTTGCCTTTGGATTAAAATAAAACCGATCATGAGCATCAGAAGAAAGATCATCAATAACAATAACATTATGTTCTTGTCTGATCAATTCATCTACAAGATTTGATCCTATAAATCCACAACCACCCGTTACTACAATTTTCATAAAGTTTTTCTTTCATTTATTCTATAAAAAATACTGCGGTTTTCCAATCTTCATGTTTTGGTTCTTTATAAATGCACTTTTTGTAATTAAATAGCAATTCGGTTGATGGTTTCCAAAAACTTTCTGGCATATCAACTGATGCTTGATTCCAATTATCTACAATTAGATAGCCATTTTTATTTATTTTTGTTAATGCGTGTTTTATGCATTCATTTCTCCAACTGCCATCGACTACTACAATATCATAAGTATCTGTGCAACTTTCAACATAATTTGTTAAATCTGTTTTTATTGTACAACCGCAAGGTTCTGCCCAAATTCTACTGTCATCTACACCGTTCCATTTTTTTGTTTTCTTTTGCCACCAATAAGAAGACAATCCGCAACCATATTCAAAAACAGATTTGTCACTTAAATGAATAGAATCTAACCACAATAAAGTATCAACTGTATACCAAGGACAAATTAAATCATTAGATGTATCTAAATACCTCCAATCAAAATCTGGGCTAGACCCATTTTTGGGGTATTTAACTATCATACATTTAACTCAAATTCTTTTATTTTCATTTTATCAAATTTAGTTACATCGTGTCTATTGCTAACCATAGTTGTCCATGCTCCAAATTGTTTAAAATGTATAACGTATTTAAATAATGGCCATACTTTATTCATCATATAACCTGTTGCTTGAGGCTCCGAATCATGAATTATCATTATATCGCATTTTTTGTGTATTCTTTTTAAATCACTGTGTCGCCGTTCACCGCAAGCGTGATCAACCAAACAAACAGATATATTATTAGAAGTTACATCATCCAACCAATTTATAATTTCTGGAGATTTATCATACCATTCTTGTGTGTTTTTATTAAAACCATAATTGTCTGGTAAATAAACAAAATTATGTTTTTCTGATTTAAAATGTATAAATTTATTTAACCAAAATTCTTTTGTATCAAAACTAACTAAATTTCTTTTATCTGTTTGAATGTAGTTATGTAAGTATGGTGTACTTCCATCACCACAACCTAATTCTAGTATAGGGGCATTTGAATTTTTTGTTAATTCTAAAGCTAGATATAAAAGTGGACGATGACTGTCCCAATTAGAAACTTCGTGCAAAAAAAATTCTGCTTCTTTTTTATTTACTATTTCATCTAAAAAAGTTTGATTCATTAATAATCCTTATCTAGTTATACTATCTAATATAACTTTAGCAATTTCTGGTTCTTTACATCCATGCACTATCATATAATTTTCTCGTTTAAACATATCTTTTGGAATGTTTGTTGGAATTTTTGATTCCGTTGAATCTAACCATATTTCATAATATGGATCATATAATGGTAAATAATGTTCTGTTAATTTATGTTTCCATAAAGTAACATTTAAAACACTTTCATCTACATTACCTATTCTAATTTTATTTCGATATGCTGCATAACAATTATCGTACACTTCTTGTAAAAATGATTTTGATTTTTGGCCTAATAAAAATATATCAGCATGAATATATGGTTGCGTTTGCCGAGTTCCAAAAAAATTACACAATGCTTCACAATCTTTTGGATCTTGTGGATGTATTGGAGGAAGAATGTAATTTCCCATTTTTAAATAATTTTGTTTATTAAATATGTTAATTATTTCGGGTAAAACAATGCAATCTGCATCCATACCTACAGCATAATCAAAATTAGTTGTCATATACGCTTCAATTTTAGAAAAGCATATTGTAGCAAAATTTTCTGGATTTACATTTAATTTTTTAGATATAACTCTATCCGATTTGTGCTTATAATCAAAATTAATACCATTAACTTCTATTGGTAAATTTGTGAATCTTAATACAGATTCTACTAATATATTTGCCAATTCTAGATATTTGGGATCTCTATTAACAAAAGTAACGAAACCTAAATTCATGTTATGCCTCTATTATTTTTTTAACTAAAGAATCAATTGATTTTTTATGTTTATCATATGGTCTAATCGAATGACAGTCAATATATTCTGAAAATTTATTATCATTCCAATTCCAATTCAATCTGTCTATTCTTTTATAAGATTGGTTCCCGTTTCGATAAAGTCGAACGATTTTGTCTTGATCATAAAAATTATTTATCATTAAACTGGACCACATTTCATCTGCTCCCCAATGACTACAAACTTTATCTAATCCATCTGGTTTATGATCGTGATTATTATTTTGCCAAAATTTAGTATTAATAAAATCAACCCAATCGGGTGCAAGTTTTAATATTTCAGAAAATGTTTTTCCCTTTGCTATATTGTAGCAACAAGAATAATGTATATTTGGATATATATCACGTTTGTTGCAATTTATATTAACAAATTTATCTTCTGGTATATTTTCTAATTGTTTTACAAAATATTCTTTGGAAATAGGAAACATATCTATATCAGATGTCATCCATGTTGTGTTTGGTTCGGTCGCTGGAATCCAATATCTTGAAACTTGACATTGTGTGTTTATAGGAATTCCTTTCACAGATTTCATTTTTATAACTTGTCCATATGTTTCATCTATTTTATTTTCCCCAAAATACAATAAAATTGGTTGTATATTAAATTTTAATTTCCAAATTTTTGATACTATTGGCCAAAAATCCAAATAAAAAGGCTCATCATTTGATGCATGTATGACTTTTTCTATTTTCATATTAATATAACTCTTTATATTTTTCAACTAAATCTTTATTAATCCAAGGCCAATCAACAAATTGTGGTGTACCTATAAATTGCTCTCCAAGAATAGGTTTTCTCCAGTCGTTTGTTTTATCCAATTCCCATGGTCTTGGATGAGAATCGTGTACCATCATATCTCCTAAAAACATAGAATATATCGTTGTTGATAAAAATTCTTCATCATCGCCATAATTTTGATGCAAATAAATTCTATTACCAATGATATCTTTCATTGATAACAATCTTTCTGATTTTTTAATACCAAACATACCACCTTGAATTTTTTTATTATGACCAGAATGATCTCGCATTATATGCAAATGTTTGCTAGAATTTAACCATTCTTCTACAGCATCAACTTCTCTTTCTGTTACATGACTGTCTATGTCTCTAGAAATGAATATATCACCATAGTCATAACCCAAAAGTCTCCACCACATTCGTCCATGATGAATACCAGTTTTTTCTATTAAAATACAATTATCAAATTTTTGTAATTCTTTAATAATAACGGAGGGTACACTAGTATCATAATGTAAATACACTTTCCAATCTGGATAGAATTTTTTACACAATTCTAAATTAACGAGTGCGTTTATGGTGTATCTTTTATTTGTACCATAGAGAGAATATGAAATTATTTTATTCATAATTTTTCCGTTATAAACTGAATCCCGTCAGAACTTGTGTAATTATACTGTTTGGCAATTTCAAAGTTGTTTTTAACTGAATCTATTTTAGACATATACACATCTTTATTTATTTCTGGTATAGAACCATCGGCATTTAAAAACAATATTCCATTTTTATCAAAAATATCACAAATTTTACTTGTACCCCAATAAATTGGTATAGTTCCGGTCAAAAAACAATCTAATATTTTTTCTGTATAATACGTATCACTTATTATATTTTCCATAGCCACCGAAAACATATAATCCTTAAGACCATCTATTTTGGAATTTAATTGATTTGGGCGATTTAATCCGTACAAATCTAAAATATTTTCATTTTTAGACGCAACTTGTTGTCTATAAGAATGACCATTACACATATTTTTTGTAGAAGCAATCATGCTAATTAATTTAGTTTTATCATAAATTCTGGATTCTTCTACAGAAATCCAAGACGGAAAGCAAGGAGGAATTGATATTTGATTATTAAATTGCTTTTGAGTTAAATGCGTTGCTACTCTATTATTGCTATTTTTTAAACTCAAATAATGTCTTTCTATTATTGAGGAAGGTTCATATAACCAATTTACAAATGGTTTATTGTATGATTTTGAATTATTGATACCAACAACAATATCACAAGAATTATAATCAGACGAAATCCATGTATGATTTTGTTTTGGTATTAAATTATACGACCAATTCACGAATACTCTCATAAAACATTCCATTCTGGCAAAAATAAATCTTTAGTGCATGTTTCTAAATTAATATCAGCATTTTTATATGGTAAGGTATTACCAAACCATTGTTTTGGTGCATATACTTGTTTATTTGGTGTATTATTTAACCAAGCAGACCACCAACTAAATGTGCTATTTGCTATGATTATATTTTTTACTTTACTCATCATATACATTGAACAGTGTAAATCCATATCGACTATTTCATAATTTAAATCAAAGTTTTGTCTACACCAAACAACATCATCAGAAAATACTAATACTTTATCGGTTTTTCCAATACGCAAAAGACTATCAGTATAGTATTCCATAGAACAAATAGGATGTACATGTTGTATGCTTAAATAATCGGTTCTTCTAACATGTATTGCTGTAACATTATTTTCTTGTTCTAAGTACGAATATCCATTTTTCCATACATTATCTTTAACAAATTGTTTAAATGTAAAATTACTTTTAATCTTTTCTTCAGCATTTAAAAAATACTTATAGCTTTGAAAATAACCATGTAAATGAATATTATTACCAAGTTTTAAAAAATTCTCGTTAAAATTAAATGTTTTCTCATAAAAAGTAGAATTACAGGAATTTGTTGTTTGTTTTATATCTTTTAATTCAAAAGCATTTAGATAATCAAAATGATTAATGTAATAACAATCTGTTTCATGACGATGTGCAAGAGACAATCCAGCAGCAATTTGAAACAAATTATTACCCAATCTTCCCATTAAATTAACTGTAATCATAAATTGTATTTCTGTTTATAATTTAAATTATCGTAATATTTTTTAAGTTGTTGCGGATCAAATGATTTGAGTTTTTCAAACAAATATCTACCCACATTATTTGATACTCGTCTATGTACTATACTGTGATCTAAATGATATAAGTGACCGGGAATTGTTTGTGTCTTGTATCCAAAAATATTTAATCTATGTTTTCTTTCCGCGTCTTCTGGTGCATAACCAAAAAACTCTTCGTTTTCCATACCAATAGAAACATATACTTTAGTTTTAACAAACAAACATCCTCCCGGTGGACACCCGCGTATTAAACCAGGATGTCTTTCTTTTGAAGATACTGTATCATAAGTTTTTTGATATTCTTTTACATTTAGTAAATATTGACCAAAATTAAAAGATGCTAAAAAATCATTTCTGCTTTTTGTTAAAATCTTAGATATTTCAATATAATTTTCACTAAAAGGAAAAACGTAATCCATGCCATTTAATAAACAATTTTTTGCTTGCAATAATTGTTCTTTGGGGATCATTACATCACTATCTAAACAGACTGTGATTTCCGTATTAATTTTACTAAGACCTATATTGTATAATTTGGTTTTGTGAAAATTGCCGCTATTTTCATAAATTAAATGTTGAATATTTAAATTGTTATACAAATTAAATTCATTGGTAGTATAATGTTTTTTATTTTGTTCGACTATAATGATATTAGTTTTCATAATATTATTTAAGTATCTTAATATGATATGTAAATTAAATGAACGATCATTAGAATCTTTCATATAAGGTATTAAAAAAGTACAATCATTAAAATCTAACATTTTTATCCATTCGTATATGTTCGTATAAAATTGATAGAACCATCTTCTTTGTATGATGTCCAAGTTTTATTGTGCGCGTCAACTATAGTATTTGTAGTTATCCAACACTTGTCCCACTGATAAAATAATGATTTTGTTGGCGCATATATTTTTAAATTAGGCAAAACTTCTTTTGCATATCCTATATCTAATGGTACTTTTCGTTGTATAGTACTTTTAGAGTTTTCTATAAAGGTATTTATCTTATCATTCAAAAACAAAATTGCGTGTGTTCCTAAACAATGTTTCAATCTTATCCATTTTTCATTTAGTGGTTCTACATAAAAATCTACACCAAGTTCTTTCCAAGATCCTGCGGTAGAAAACCCTAAATAAATTGCATCTGCATCATCCGGAATAACAATCTTACCATCATTCACATATTCATTATACCAAATTGTTTGTTTTGCATCATCTTCCATAACAAATAAGGGTAGATTGTCTTTGTGTTCAGTCATTAAATCAAAATGACTCTGACTGCAACCATGATTAAAATCTCGTATTTTTGGTAACAATCTGGCGGAAAATCTTTCATAGTTTGTGTAATTTAATTCGCGCAAAGTATTTTCAAATCTTTGTTGTCGATTAACATCTTTATCCAAATTAATGTAAACTTTTTTTATTGTTTTTAAATCTATAATCATTTTACTTTACCTTTCAACCGCCTACTTGCTTGCATGTGTTCTATTACAATAGTTTGTTCGGGTTCAAACCATTTACAATCAAATACTTTGCAATATGACTGTGGAAAATTAAATGTTCGTAATCCTTTATTATCAAACTCTTCCCATACTTTTTGAAGACTTTGTTGTTCCCATACAGTCGGATTTGCTTCACTTTGTTTTTTCCATGCTTCTATCAAATCTATTGCTATTTGTGTTTTATTAAAAAACAAAGTGCCTCCGGCAAGTGCTTCGTTGCCGCGAGTCCAAGGCTTCAAATGTGCATTTTTTGGTTGATTCCAAACATTTGGAATCCAGTAACAAGCAAAATCATATTCTTCCAACTGTTCAAATAATCTTGGATATTCTTTGAATCTTGCATCGGCGTCAGTCCAAACAATACCAGAATTTAATTCATGTATTGCTTTTAATATTACTTCTGCTTTCATAGTACAATTATGAACCCAAGATTTTTTACTTGGCATATCATAAGACTTAAATGGAAATTGCTTATAATCTACGTTTTCTTGATGTGTTGCATCAATTGGTCTTTGTATATGAGCATGACAACTTTTACGCCATTCCAGTGCTTCTTCATTATATTCGGGTGTATAAAATGTAATTACGGATATCATTGTCTATTCACTCTCTGTTCTACTGATGCTAAACGATGTAAAATTACTGCACCTTGACGACCGTGCAATCTATCTATCTGACAATAAGATTGTGGTAAAAACTCCGTCTTGGGTTGTATGTCACACCAAGCCTGTTGAAGTGTCCACTGATCCCAATCCGTTGGTTTTTCGTTTTTTAATTGAATCCATCTATCGCACAATTTTATACTATTTTCACATACTCGCATAAAAATAGTACCAGAATTAAACCAACATGGAGAAATCGATTGTGGCCAATTATTAGGTAAATGAATTCGTTCTCTACCAGCCGGTACTTTACTTTTACCGCCTGGTTCTCCCCGAATCATAAATTCTTGTTCACCTAATAAAAACAAATCAGGATATTTCATGATTTCCGCGTCGCTGTCGATCCATACTATGCATTCGTTCTTTGGTGTTTGCATCAGCATAGATTTCATAAATTGTGCCTTGAATGCACAATTTTTAACCCAAGAACCCATATCTTCTTGAAGTTGAATTACATAATTCAAAGAATACTTTTCTAAACTTTTTTCTAAATCTTTAATTAGTTTAGGATATATTCCAGTATTTGTATAAAAAGATACAAATGTTACTTTATTCATTTTTTGCGTTTATGAAGCATGTCAAAATACAAATTCATATGATCGTTTATTTTATTTGTTTTTTGTTTTTGTTTGTTTTGATTTAATAACTCTGTAAATAGATTAGCACTTTTAATAAAACTAGATTCTTCTATTGTTTGTATTTTTTTCTGAGGTTTCACCGGAACTTCGTTTTGTTCTAACATCTTTTTTTGTAAATCTGTCAAATCTGGTATTACAACCGGTGTTACTACATTATTTTTTTTTACAGAGTTCAATATAGATTTATCAAAAACTGGTACAAACTTTTCGAATATTTCACCACATTCCCACGAATACCAGTTATATCCTTTTGATTGTGCAATCGGATACCAAGCAACTAATGCATTTTTAATTTGATCTAAAGTTTTTTTAAAGTTGTGCTTTTTTTTATTATCGTATTCGCTTAATTTGTAAGAATATTTTTCTTCGAAAGTGTTTGCTTCTAAATCATTTCCCGCAAATATTATGTTTTTCACTCCACTTACATGCAACCATTGTATTGCAAAAGTCAAAGTTTTATGAGGTCCTCTGAGTAAAGGTTCATGCGGATCAAAAAGCAATCTTTCATAATATTTGTTTTGTTCTTTGCCTTCCCTATATGGATGAGAAACAATATTGTTTCCACTTTGATTATTTCTGGAGGGTATTACCTTAATTACGGCGGGATTTTCCCAAGCAGATTGTCCCTCGGGTCCATGCATTTGATTTAGATTATCTGCCAAGAACCAATAATTTGGATTAGGTATTGATCGTATCGCCGTACTTATAGCGCAAACTGGTAAACCCAAAGAAAAAACATCAACTTTGTTTAATGAGGGTCCAGAACACGCAACAACACAGGTATCAACAGGAAATAAATGACTCATTTTTGTTATCTTTATAGAATGTGTCTATAGCATTTTTTAAATCAACAACATAATTAATCGGGTTCTTTTCATATACCTTTACAGAACCATCTTCACAAGACATAATAATTACTATATTTCGAACAGGTATTCCTGTTCTTTCTTGAAACATTATTGTGTATGCTGTTGCTTGCATAAAGTATTCAAGAATATCATTCTCGTCTTTAATTGCTTTGCTTGTTTTAAAATCTATTACTGATAATTTGCCATTGTATTCTGCAATACAATCTACTCTTCCAGCCATTTTTAATCTATCTGACCACAATGCAGTTTCTAATGCACGAAGATTATTGATATTTGCAAGTTCTTGTTTTGCTTGTGCAAACATATAATAATCTGCAAGTCTTGTCTTTTTCTTTTCTTCTACCTTATCCGTTTCATTCATCAAATAATCTTCTATGATTGAATGAAATGCGGTTCCACGACTGAGTACTCTACGAGATTCTTCTGGATTCTTTTTGCGCCATTCGGCAAAGAATGCTCTTTTTTGCCAACCGGTAATAGTCGTAACAGAAGGGTACTTATGACCATCTGGAGTTACATAAAACCGTTTACCGTTTACTTCTTCTGTTTTTAGATTTTCAATTTTCACAAACTCATGATTAAACATATTTTAAATCAATCCAATGTCGGATTGCCTCGTAATCTCATATTAAACTTTTTACCTAGCCCGGAACGCTCTACTTGTTCTGGATCGAATGTGCGTATGCCAGAACTGGAAATGTATCCAAGAGCAGATGCGGATTTTTTACCAGAAGCATGAGGCATCACAGAAATAAATCCATGTGGTCCTGCGCTCATACCAGAAACTTTATGAGTCTTTTTTCCACTCACCAAATAGGTGCTACCATCTGAATGTGGAACCAAATAATGTCTTTCCAAGTCTCCTTCATGTTCATCCCCAAACTTTGGTTCTTTTTGAAGATAAACAGCAACACCTTTTCCACCTTTCAAATGACCACTAATTGTATCATGAGAGGCTTGTGCTGCTTTTTGTCTCGCTGCACCGGTTACTTCTGCTGGAATATTTCTGGATGGAGGAGCAACTTGTGCTTTTGATTTGGCAACATCTCCCGCAAACACACCACTGGCATCAGTTGCAGCAGTATAAGCCTTTGGTACAGACTTTCTCGCTTCTTCTAGTTTTTGTTCAATTAATTGAGTTACTTGTCTGAGTACAAAAAAGTCGATTGCCATTGCCATTACTCCTGTTATTTACAACTATTTAGTACTCCGGGAACCTCTACCTTTATAGATAAAGAACCGGACTCTTGTGGAGTCCGGCTCCCCTGACGGTCGAAAGGTAGCGAAATTCCTCAAGCGCATGAATAGCGTAATCAATGGTTTCCAGTGTTCGCGGCACTGTCTCCTAATCGATCCCCGGTATTCAAATCCCTCCAACCACCTCTATTTATAATAGGCAAGTTATCTGGCTCTCACATTTATTCTTTTTGCTCTGCGAATATTTTCTGGATTTGCGGTACTAACCATGACCAATTCCGGAGCAGTCTTATGTGCCCAATCCATAAAGCCCATCATTGGCTTTGCTTCCGAACAGCCAACACAGGTATCTACGCCTGGAAGGGCTTCTTGACGAGCCTTAGGAATATTCTTTTCGCAATTCTTACACTTAGCCATTTGTTACCTCACAAAGAAAGAGTTCTTAACAGTCTTACGCTGAACTGCAAAAAATGCATCTCCATGCATCTTGCGAGTCTTAAGTGTCACCTTGCCGAGACCTCGTTTAGCAATTTGTGTAGTCACTTGCTTTTTAAAGGCGTTACCTTCTCGTTCAGCAGCCATATCAAACTCATCCCAATGTCTCTTGCGATTCATAATATAACTCCAAATAAAAGAGGACGCACTTCTCGTCCTCTAGTATAGTCTTATTTAGTTGTAAGTCAAGTTTTGGGTCTTAGGTCTTTATGCGCCTGTGCAGCACATACACAGGTATGTAGACTTCTGTAGGAGTGGCCTTATGGTTTCCCACCAAGAGATGTGAGTCTTTCTTGTGAACCACGCAATTTGGCTTTTTCTACATCGTGCATACTTCTGGCGCCTTGAATTTTACCACATTCAGATTGATGGTGTTGCAATTCCAATTCAAGATCGTCTAATATTTCTTGGAAGTCTTTTTCTTCGTCTGGATCGCCACGATTTTGTGCCGTTTTTACTCTACCCTTGGCTGTTGCAATTTGTTTCTTTAATCCCAATTCTCTTTCTTTGCAACCCAATTTGGCATCAACTACTTTAGCAGATTCAATATCACCTTCTTTACCGGCAGAAACAATATCAGCCGCACCCTGTCCTAGTCCGGCACTTAAAGCACCCATGCCTACTTTTTTTGCTAAACCCACTGCTGCACCTTTAGCAAAAGATTTCATACTTAATGGCATACCAAATGAAAGTGCTTCTTCGATTTGTGAATTAATATATTGAGAGAACTTTTTCATAGTGCCAGTATTTATAAGAATCGGAGAGACAGGATTTGAACCTGCGGCCTCCTGGTCCCAAACCAGGCGCACTACCAAACTGTGCTACTCTCCGAACGGATAGAGAGGGATTCGAACCCCCGGTAAGTATCTAGTACCTACGGCGGTTTAGTAA